CATGGATTTTTTATTCATGCCTGTCTTTTGCCCGGCAATTGCCGGGCTTTTTCTTTGTATGGTACATTGTAAATTTTATCGTATGAAAGAAAAAATTATTGCTTATCTGAGCGGTCCCCGTCCGTATCGTGAGGGGATTGCTTTGTACGAGGAGTACGGGCTTAATCTGATGCTGAAAGCCACTTTCCGGCGGAATACCGAAACGGACCTGCTTCGTGCCACCTTGATGGAGGAACTGCGCAAGCTTGCCGGAATTTCGGAAACGGCTTTCAGGACAATGCAACGGAAGGCGGTGGACTCTCCCCACATATCTTCAGCTTCTATAGTGGTGGGAGAGATCAAGGCTGAGGAAACCGCAGTGAATGTTCCTGTCACCCCGGTTGTGGAAAATGTGATCCGTTTCCGTGACCGTTTCCCCTTCCTCAACTCTCCGGATTGTCCGGATGTACTGAAAATACTGGTTGCCGATATGTTCACGGCCTATGACCTTTATCTAAAAACTTTCAGGGAACTGGGGGAACTGCCGGATGACGTTGAGCTGGAACAGGCGTTTGCCATAGCCAAAACAACTGTGGAGAATTACCTGGAGGACCGGAGTATCTGGGAGGAGTTGGAATATTACCGTGACAATCATGTGCTGCTCGGGAAACATCCCCGTATTGCCGTCTCTCTAGCTTCTGACGAGCTTTCCAACAAAAGTGATCTTGAGGTGATGAATATCCGTAAGAATGCGGCCAGCAACGTGTCCAAATGGAAGAAGAAGCTTGAAACCGTTGAAGGTGAGGAGGAACGTGCGAAGGCATTGGCGGCAGTGGATAAATGGGAATCTATGAAATCGGCCGCCGAGAAGGAACTGGAAAACAGAAAAAAAAACTGATATTTCGGAAGGGGACGCTGGAGGACGGGATCAATGAGCTACTCCTGAAAATGGAGCGTTTCTCCCACCCTTGTGACCGTGGCGAGTTTGCCCATTTACTGTCTGCAAAAAAATGCGAGTTGGCGTACCTAGAAGAATGTTTGAACAAATTATCTTATGAATGATATTCCCCCTGACAGCCTGGCTCTAACTGGAGAGCAAAAAAATGATGTTCGCCGCATGGCCGCTTTAGGTTATGCGCCGGAGGATATTGCCGCCTATCTTGGCCTTGACGCTTCTGAATGCTTTCTTTTTGTATATGACGCCGGTATTCCAGGAACCACCATTCGAGGGCTGATCCGTGAAGGCGTGCTTGTCTCACGGGCCGCTCCCGAGATAAAGCTGCACGAAACAGCTGAGGACGGGAATATTGATGCCGTTAAGCTGCTAACGGAGATCCAGGAACGCCGTTTGTTTGAGAATCTGTTAAAAGATATGGATGAATATGAGTGAATTGCCGGTCAGACCTTCAAGAGTGGACTTTGAAAAGGTTGATCTGAATCAGATCCAGCGCATTCTTTCCACCGGAACGCTGGATTCTTTGCGTCCGGAAGAGAGGGAGTATTTCTCTCTAATGGAGATGGTACGTGGTCTGCGTGCCAGGATGCGTTTCACTAACGGCAGGATGGTGACAAAGGCAGGAATAATCAGGCTGCTGAAGTCGGAGCCGTACAGCCTGTCCGACTGGATGGCCCGGCAGGTGTATAATGACAGCATCAATTTTTTCTATACCCAAGACAACATCCGTCCGGAGGCGTTTGCTGCCCTGTATGCCGAGCGTGCCGAGAAGTGGGCGGACGCCGCTTTCCTGGCCGGCAAGATCAAGGAGGCAAGGGCCTTGTTGAAACTTGCCGGTGAATACCGCAGATGCTTCAGGAAGGAACAGGCGGAGATACCGGAAGAGCTTCTAAACCAGAAAAAGGTTGATATCTA